CTTTTTTATCGACGCCGAATTACCATTGCGGCGTCGTGAATTCTTCCCATCTAGTACCGTGACCCTTCAAAAGGATCGCAGTACGTTTCGTGACAGGAAGAACACCTCCCGAGTGGCAAGGAGCCACTCTTCTGACAGTGCGATAGTTGCATTTCCGTGTAGACACGGACAACATATCGTCTGTGACGGAGGCGCAGTGGCCAGCCGCAACCAGAAGTAGCACCAACTCAGAGTCATACTCACGTATGTTTCTGGGTTGCATCTGGTTGGCCCAACACTTATAAGGACCGATTACATCATCACATAAGATACCCGAATCGAAGGATTCGAACATCGGAACGTGATGAGGTCGATCGATCTCATTATAAATGAAGGATAACGACTCAGGCAGCGGTATTCCATAACTGGAAGACCACAGCTTAAGCTTGTTATAGGCTACATACAAGTCACTGCGATGCTGTAGTGTTTTTAGGTAAACCCCCCTTACAGGGGATCCACGGTAAAAATCACCACCACAGGACTCTCTAAAAAAGCCCGTATTAAAGGACTTTTCTAGATTGATAGAGAAACCACACTGGTCCAAGACTGCACAGAGCAATGGGTAAGCACGAGTAGGGACGATAATATCGTCACCATTCACGCCCCAATTGCTCATTGCATGTCTGGATGGGTATGGCTCAATATCAAGCACGTGGAGGACCCCAAGCAGGAGCGTTGAAAATATAAGAGTCTGTAATGGGAATGTTGTTGCATTACCCATTGTAGATATCATATGAAGTTCAACGCGCTGCTTGTCGATTATGCCCACCGGGCTGCGTGCGACAACAAGCCACTCCATTAACTGGGGAGGCAAGTAGTACTCGCAAAACGATAGGTATACTGTATCAGACGCAGAAGAGAGGTCGATGGTAGCTAAGCTACCATCAACACTTCCTTGCAACGCAAGTTTGCGCTGCAGCTGTTGCTGATACGATAGATCGATACCAAGTTTATCTCGGAGTAGCTCTTCAAGAGTAAAGCGGATGCTTTGCTGCAAGAAAAGGTTACAAAGAGGTTCTTTGGCAATGGTCCGATCACAGTCACTGTTCTTAGGTACCGTGATTATTTTTACACCATCAGTGTAGGAAGCAGAACGAACTCGATTCTGGATGAACGAGTCACTGCACCCCGACTGATTGAAAGCTCGAAGAAAAAAACTAAGAGCTTCTATGCTACTATAACTTGGAGTTAGATATTTGGAATACTGGTCAGTTTTGCTCGAAAGAGCACTTGAGCCAGGTCCAAATATTCCACTCTCTGGGTTCGGTGTGAACCGTTCCCAGTTAGTTAACTTCTCGAGGATATAACGTCCTTGAGAAATAGCACGGTGTACGTCGTGGTCCATACTGAATTTTGTGCTAACAAAATCATATGGCTTGTTAACTGCTAGGAATTTTTCTATAGCGTTGCGCTTTGATAACTCAGAGGTCTCCTTAAATTTCTTAAAGAGACTGATACTGAGCATCTCGGCTCGCATAGAGGATAACTCCGTTCTGCAGTTAGCAAGGTCACGTTGTATGGTCTGCTGAAGAGCAGCTTTTCGGAGCATACTCTTCATGACCTAAATTGACCCCGATTCCCACATAGTGGGCCAGGCTGATGTATCCTGAGTTAGAGCACCACCGAGCAGTGACAAGCAAGCTTGCAAGCTTACTGGATCTGCTACGGGAGCTCCAACTGGGACATCCAGCTCGAACCTCATTGTGCACATTGAATAGCCGCCACTAGCATTAATGGCGACAGCCTTACGAGCAAGTGCTTTGTAAGTATTCTTTGGTGCTTCGGGAACCATACCTGCCAACGATTCAACTCCACCGCTATAAAGCTTAGTAGAAGTTGGGCGAAACACAGATAAGGTAAATGGATGCGAAACTAAATTCGCAGCCACACCTGATTGTGTGCCGCCTAGCGCTGATACGTACCACTGTTTTCCATTGGAAGACGGGGCTGTATCAGGCGCTACGGTGTAGGTTGGGGATGTTAGGTCTGGTTGTGCCATACCTGTTATGGGGGATGAAAAATCCATAATTATTACCTCAAAGGAGTTAAGACAGTGACAAGAGCGGCGAGATTAAAAACCTGACGAACCTTTGGAAGCTCAGTGCGTAGAGCACTGAGTCCCGCTGTTTCGTTTAGGAAGTCCTCTCGTTGCACGTGTCGTGTTTTAATTGTCGTCGGAGGGAATTCACCCTTGACCCGGTAATGATCCGGTAACACGTCGGGGAAAATGTAAGTTTCCCGCGAGTCAACCGCTTCACCACCAACCCAAGAGTAGATGACTTGATCCCACTCTACGAACACACCATTCAATACTTCATTGAGATTAGTGAAATAATCGACAACGAAGGAGAACGGGATAAGTTCGTAGATGGTTGGAACAAAGTCCTCCATCCGAAGACCCCACTTCTCGTTAGAGAAAACGGGACCAGAAGGCGTGATTTTTATCAGTGATTTTCCACGATAAGAATTAGCTCTGGTTACGTTAACAAGGAAGGGCGTATGCCATCCTCCTGTTAACGTGTACTCCCCTCGAATAGTTGACGTTTCTTCATCCTGGATACGAGTATCCACGAGATGACGAGTACGTCTTTCAAGAATGTTCTGAAGGTTATCCAGTCCATTCTCGATATCACTAGTCAAGGGAAGTACTCCATAGTTGTAGACCAGCCACGGCGTTGCAAGAGCTCGAAGGAGCTTCTGTGTACGACCGTATTTGAGCTTCAACTGACGAGCGGTATGAGCGAAATTTATGGTTTTATCCACAAAGGAGCTGATAGGATTACGAAGTAATCTAATCGTCTCCCGAATTTCACCCAAAAACACTCCTCCGGCAAAGCCGGCTTGCGCACTATAGATGTCTGATCCGTGTTTCGCTTTAATCGAAGCCATGTCGATGTCATTGACACCATACATAGCTCCTGTTAAAGGAAATACACCTTCTCTTACCACACCAGAGTAATACTTTGGAGGGTAGGGAGGGGTCGGATAGGCGCGTTCATCCTGTATAAAAACAGGTGGACGTTCTATAGATCGCGAGGTACCCGATAAGTCGGTAGTAAGACTACGTCGACCAAGATAACGAGGATAGCCAAGATTGGCATTAGTCTTCATTATGGTCGGCGCTTGACTTGGATAAGTCAAAGGATAATAGGAAAAGTTAGCTGGCCAGTGTTGATTGACACCGGCATAGCTTCCAACCTTATAATCATTAGTCATACAAGTACCTCTAGCTGCTTCCTCCTTCGAATGAAGGAGAGGTTATTTAAGCCCGCACAATTGCTACTATCACTTAGTCAGTCCCTCTGTTGAGGAGGAATCAAGTCATGGAAAAATCACGACAAGACGAGTCAAGAGGAGCGCG